TGGTCAATATCCAAATAATTTCTACCGCCGTCTTCTTTTGCAATCTGTGCTTCTGCCTCCCTTCTTACCGCAAAAGTGTCTATGCCTTGCTTTCTTGCAGCCCTTTCTGCTTGGCCTTGCTGCAGAACATCCGCTGTTGCTTCTATAAAACCCTTTAGGATATTGCCAATGAGTTCAAACAATGGCCCAAAAATATCCCATATAGCCTCTCCTATATTTACAAAAATACCAACAAAATCTTCAGCAAACACAATTGTTGCCGCGATTAGCTTTTTGAACTCAACTTGATTTTTTACAACAAAATCTAAAAGATTCTTTAAGTAATCTTGGAAGCCTGCACCTGTGTTCAGGAAGAACCCACCAAACGCTTCTCCCGCTTCATCAAGCGCAATCTGAAGCCTGACTCCTGCGTTTTCAGGGCCACTGGCTAAAGCTTCGGCAACTTCTGCATAATCCTCACCCTGCTGCTCGGCAAATCTGACAAATTTTGCAATAGTGACCTCGCCAGACTTGAACTGTTCAGCTAGCTCTTGAAGGCTGATCCCGTTTGCAGCTGCAAACTTTGCGACGGCACCTGGAATGCGTTCACCGATTTGCCCGGAAATTTCTTCAGCACTAGCCTTACCCTTACTCAGAACCTGAGTTGTGGCGAGAAACAATGCCTGCAAGTCTTCTTGAGATTTACCTGCAGCAACACCAGAGACGGTAATACCCTCGTAGATCGCTTGAGTTTGCTTGACACTAAGGTTATTTGCTTTTGCAGCAGCAGTAACACCCGTATAACCTTTGATTACATCGGTAAGCCTGATTGAGTATTTCTTGCTGATTCCTCTAGCGAAATCAAGATTCTGATTGTACTCAACAATATCCTTAGACACGCCACCAAGTGCGCCTTTGGCAAGGTTTAGTTTAGCTACAAAATCCGCAACTTCACCAGCCGCTTTCCTTGCCTGACCAACTTGAGCGCCAATTGCGCCGCCTACTGCTGCACCTCCTACACCGCCAATCAAGGCCCCACCTAAAGCACCAATCGCGCCTTCAGGCCCGCCAAACACACCAGCACCTGCGACAGTACCTGCGATCTGAGCGCCAGCCTTAAGTCTTCCCCCGCGACCTCTGCCCTCAGCCTTGGCAAGCTTCTTGTCCAATTTGGCAAGCTCAACCCCCGCATCCTTGAACTCTTTGCTCATGAGGTCAGCAGAGTCCCTTACGGCTAACAGTTCATTTTTCTGGGCACGAAGAGCATTGATTGAGTTCTTAGAATATCTAACAACAGTACCGCTAGCCTCTTTCAAAGCTCTGTCTATCTTTTCAATCTCATCTCTAGCTTCCTTGAACTCCTTGCTTGTTACATCAACAGAACGCCTTAAAGCTTCAAACGCATCCTTTTGAGCGTTTAAGTTATTAATTGATTTAACGGACGCTGACTGAAGTTCTCTTACCTTCTGAACGAGCCCTTTGAAATCATTGTCAGCTCCTTTTGCTTCAGCTGAAGACTTCCGCAGTGCAGTTTTAAGCTGACTGAGCCCTTGTAGGTTCTCAATCTCAGCCCTGATTTTTAAGACGGTCTCGTTACTTGCCATTACTTATCCGACTTGTTTAATTCTGAGAGAGCTGCGGCTTCCATCACTTGAAGATCCTCCAGCATCTCACGGGGATTCTCTACATCATAAAGGGACATCAGCCCTGACGCACCAAGCAGAACCTCATACTTCAATCCAACGTAACCTCCCATCGTGACGGTCCATTGCGTTTGCATTCGCAAGAACATCACTACTGTTTCCCAGTTCTCTTCCCATACCTCAAAATGCTCCTCCTTAGGAGCGGCCTGACGCTGCGGCTTCAATCCAAACGCTGCCGCATCATCACCACTTTTATCTTCTACCCTCTTGCCGCCTTTCGCCCAATACTCGACGGCATCTTTTAGTTTCCCAGCTTGGCCCCCTCGAATGTCTCGGTGTAAGCCTGCAGCACACCGCGAATCCAATAAGCGTCATCAGCAAATTCTTTCATCGTTGCTTGCCCAAATGGAACAGGCTTGCCTTCTTCATCCTCAATACCTTCCCATCCGATCAGTACAGACTTAAGCAAATCCAAATCGCCCTTATCAGCAAGCTTCTGAAATTCAGATCTCGCTACTCGCTTGAACACCGCATCAAAAGTCGAAGTCTCAAACACTCCACCATCAGCAGGCTCCTCGACTTTTACAGGCCACTTAAAAGTTTTGACCTTTTTACGAACGAATGCCATTGAGCAGACTTAACTGCAATTAGCTTACAACAATAAAAAAGGCCGTGCTCTCCAACACGGCCTCGGTTGCCCATCTGTCTCCGATTAAGTATACGCCAAGCTGAACTCGTCGTTGCCCGCTGATGATGGGATCGCGGTGTATGGGATGTTCAGCATCGCAATCCCGTCCTGGTCTCCATAGCTCACATCGCCAATGTCGATGCTAGTGCTAGCAAAATCAACGATGTTCCCAGCTGTAGTGCCATGCTGGAAGGTAAGGTTGCCCAGTGTGCTGTCAGTCAATGCAGCGGTGAAGTAATCCTTCGTGGCGATTGAAACCATCTCAATGCTCACGCTGCCGCTTGCACTGCGATCAGTAATGATCACTTCCTTGTCGCAACCAATTAACTCGCGATACACGACTGTGTTGCCGATGTCCATGCTCACTGACTGCAGACAGCCAGAGTAAGAAAGTAAGGAGAAAGTATCAGTGTTGCCGTTCTTGAAGATCAGCGGTGTTGCCTGGTTTGCGTAAGTAACGCTAGGCAGTGCTGAATCATCAGGAGCGTTATAGATACCAGTAAAGGTGAAATCGATCGACGGGATTTCTCCAACGGCTCCATTCAACGTGAATGTTCCCCTGGCCCCAGTCACCTTATGGCGAACACCATCGATGTTGTAGTGAATGGTGAGTGAACTGAAAGATGCGCTCACTGGCGCATACGTCACCGAAGTTCCAGCAGCAACAGTCTCGCTAAGGCCACAAGCCTGCAGTGCTTTGCCGTACTGAGGCGCGGTCCCGGCAGTACCAGAACCAGCCAGTTCAACACTGAAAGTACACTCAACGCGAGTGTTAGCCAACAGCTGCTCAGAAGCGCCCAAATAAGGGCGAATCAGATCGCGATTAACAACATCACTCTGCTGTGGGGTGATGTTCAGATCCCTCACCAAAACCGCGTCGGTTCCGGTTGGAGTCGGATCGGTCCCGTAGGTTGACTCTGTTTCGATCAGAATCAGTCGTTTCCTGAGAAGAAGTGGTGCCATTTTCTTGTTGGGGGTCGGCGGGAAGTGTTCGCTGAATCAGAGTGCGTTTTCCGGTTTCTGGATCGAGAAGATACGACCCACCTTGACCGCTGTACTCGTCTTTCATCGTAATCCTTGCAACTGCTTAAACCTTAGTAGACGGTAAGGTCTGCTACTGATGTCCTGTATTTAACGTCGTACTCATTGGAAAACACGCCAGCAGGTTGATCTGCATCAAGAAACTCAAAGCTTGTTAATACGGGCTGCACATCAATCGCATACCCTCCAAGAGTCAAGTCAGCCATAAGTTTTGAGTGCATTGATTCAATCACTGAATCTGCATCCGTGTATGGAGTCGTTGATCTAGTAATTACAACGACTCTTACACGCATTGTCCAGTCAAGTTTTGGCAAAGAAGTCTGCTGCTGTGCAACATCATTCACTGGCTCGATCACAATCATTGGAGTCTCAGCCCTTGCCGCCGCTGTGACCCTTGACCTGTACACCCTCTCACTAACGCCAGCGGTGCTGGCCAATGTTGTGGCAATCTTTGCCAAAATTTGTTCGCGTCTAGTAGTCATCAATCACACATCACAGAACCGTGGAACTCTTCGCCATTACCTATATTGCTCGCAGTACACCGGACATAAAGGACGGGACTGTTGGAATAAAAGTGGGCATCAATACCGCTACCGGAGTGAGAATGAGACTCAAGCTCGAACCAATCAGTCCCATTCAAAGAGCCCTCATCTATAACAGTTATATTCCCACCCGCAATTTTATGAACAAACACATAGTTCACACCCGCAAGCTTTACC